CATTCCAGAACATCTCATAAGGATTTCCTAAGTAGAAGATTTTTCCGTTGTCTGACCGTGTATGGTAGTGTCCTGAAAACACTTTGTCGAACTTTTCAAATAAGTCGCACGCCATACCATCTTCCATGACGTGTCCACGATGCGCTCTGAATCCGTTGAGCTCAAGGTGCCCCATCGCACATATGCTATCAGTAGTTTTGACAACCTTGACAGTATCCTCAAAGTTTTCTGCATTGATCCAAGGAATAAACAATATTTTAGTTTTGTCTAAAAATACTTCAGTAACTTTATTGTAAGTTTTAATATTACTATAAGTCTGTAAAAGAAGTTCTGGAGAGTTTACATTATTGGTATTCTTATAATAACAATCATGATTACCAATAATCATATGAACATTACAGTTTTTGAGTCTATCAAATACAACTCTCTTTGACCACTCAAGACTTTGATAATCAATTGACTTACGACTATCAAAAGCATCTCCCATATGAACCACAGTAGTGATTCCTTGCTCCTCTAGGGTCGGAAAGAACACATCATCATAGAACTTCTCAAAGTAATCATGCAGGTGCTTAGAACCCTTTCTAGCACCATAATGAGTATCTGTAATGATTGCTATTTTCATTTGGAATGATGTGGAGTATGCTCCCGGTCCATTGGTTTAGAAGATACAACGGGATCACGAGAAAGGTTTTTGATAACAATGAATGCTTCTTTGTTATATTTCCTATGACCTTTAGGTGATGCCCACTTCTTATTATACTCCTCACCTACATCAATACCAGAAACTTGAGTACCAGCCATCTCAACGACAATATCATCAGATGCTTCCCATCCATATTTGTCAAAAAGATCTTTGAGTTCATCAACTTGATATAACTCAAGATATCGTGAATAATCTTTCATAATTTTTTATCGATTACGATATTGAATGTTGTCTTTAATGGAGTTATACTCAGCATTATTACCTGAGAGTTCATTGTTGTCAATAACCATGACTTCATCATATCCTGTGCGTTCAATAATCTTTGTTTTGATTTCCAATTGCTTTTTCTCCTTTTGAATTCTTCTCAGGAAAGCATAGTGAATAATTTGAGTAAAATAGGCAAAGGGATTTTGAGATTTCTCTGGATTAAAATTATGAATGTATTGAACGCAGTTTTCAATACCATCAGAAATCATATCCTCACGGAACATGTAATTCACAAAGTTTGGTTTGTATGAAAGATGAGTTGCAATCTTTAAAAAACATTCTCCAAGATAATTAGGAATTCTGGGTTTTCCTTCCCATGCTCCAGACTTTGGTGGATCTTTATCATATTTCTCAATAAATTTTTCTCTTGCAATACCAACTTTAGTGCGATAGACAATCATTGCCTCTAGCAACTCTTTGTTGTTTACGTAATGTTCCGGTTTTTTCTTAGGCATAGCATTGAGTTTCCTCGCCTTTATTAATATGTTGATAACATTATAGCATACTTTTAAGGCTTGACAAGATCAGTAATTGCATATAGACTAGGTTTGTCCCCGTTAAAGATAAGTTCTATCTAGCTATGATTCAGGTGATTGATTTTCTTGAATTTCTCTATTAAATATATCTTCTAGATCCTTTCTTGCTTTTTCAACAGAAGATATATATCCCATTTTAGTAGATGGTTTAGTGTGGAAACTATCTGTATTCGTGAGATCAATATTTTCATCATCAGATTCTTCAACAAAGTCATTATAAATTCCAATTAATTTTTCATCATTACTTTCTGTCATTGTAATAATTTTATCAGATTTAATTATAAAAATATCCTCATCAGATAAATCAATCCATTGTTTTATTTTGACATGTATTCCTGATTTATGATGTATTAATTTCATAATTACAGGATTTTGAAGAATGATTGTTGGTTCCTCTTCATCTTCAATTGAGATGAGAGAAAATATTTCTTCTCCTGATACTAGTTTTATTATTGAATAGAATTCTTCACCCATTAGTTTTTAAGCGGTATGTTTACAATATCATAATTAAAATTTTCTTCGTTATAAATTTTAATTCTTTCAATCAAGTGATTTAATGTATAATTTTTTCTGGACTTGTAACTGATATCATCGGCAATATCATATAAAGTTGCTTTTGTTTTTTTATCCCCCTTTCTAAGGACTCTTCCTATTGACTGTAAATTTCTAATTCTTGACTTAGATGGAGAAGCAAAAATGACGTTATGAAGGTTTTTAATATTAATTCCTGTGGAGAAAGTTCCATAAGATGCTACAATAATTGCACCGGTTTCTTTTTCTGTAATCTCTCTTACTTTTTCTCTGTCCTCAGTGGCAACACCACCATGAACAAAAAAGACATGACGATTTTCAATCAAGTTACTACTATTTATTAATTCGTATAGCGGTTGACCATGACCTTCAACTCTTGCAAAAAGTATTAAAGTATTTCCTTTTAAATCAAGTGCCAGATTCTTAATGAATTTATTTCTTCGTTCATGACCTATGATATACTTAACTTCATCCTCATAAGTTTCAAATTTATTCGGTAAGTGCTTCAGTAGAATTACATTAATGTCTAGTTTAGCCAAGTGTCCCTTACTCATTAATTCATCAGTTTTAATAATTTTATATGAAGGACCAAACAATCCTTCTAACACCCACTTATGAGTTTGAGATCCATCAAGAGTTCCGGTAAATCCAAATCTATATTTGGCATCAGCAAGTTTTGTCATTATAGATATTAATGACTTACTTTTGAACTGATGTGCTTCATCCCCAATAACCACATTAAATCTGGAAAAATACTGTCTTGGCAATTTATAGATAGACTGCCAAGTTGTTATAATTACTTGAGAGTCAGTTTCTCTCTCTTTCCCCGCATAGATTTTGTGGCAATATGAACCCACATTCCACCCATAATCTTCAAAATCTTTATACATCTGCTCTACTAGCGAAGTCGTCGGAACAACTATCAAAATATTTTGTCGCTTCTCAACATAGTATCTCACAAGAGAATATATCATCAAAGACTTTCCAGAAGCAGTTGGAGATATCAGCAACTTACGATTATGTCTTAAGGCGTCGTATACACCTTCTATCTGGTAGTCTCTAGGTTTGTATTTTGATATTGCAGTTACGTAATCTTTAACACCTTCTTTGGATATGCCATCATTAATTTCAAATGGCAATCCGTAATACTTATTATCTTTAAATTCGTAAGTGTATCCGTGATCCTTACAAAATTGAACGATGCGATCTAAAAGACCAATATATATTTCCTTAGTCTGAACATTAAATAAACGAATTTTTCCATCCCAATATTTCTTTTTATATGATGGAGAAAATTGAGCACCAGGTACTTCAAATGTAAATTGATCTGCTAATTCGTAATGAATATGAACCTCAGAATCGACATGAAGATATACTTCATTTTTCTTTGATATAATCAAATGTGACATTCATCTAGATCAATATAAAAATATTTATAGACCTTAATTGAATCCCGATTGGAACTTATGCCATTCAATTGCGTTTTTAATTTGAAAGGTTCTATTGGAAACTGTTTTAATAATTTCTTCTAAAAACTTAAGTGTTGTATCGTAATATCTAATCTTAAGATCAAACTTAGTTAATTTTTCATCTGCTTCAATATATCTTTGGATAGCATCTTTTTCTCTTACTTTATAAGGAAATGGATCTTCGGCATACACTTCTGCTGGTGCTTTCCCGGTATAGTAATTGTATCTTTCCAACTTTACTTTGTTATAAGAGTCTCTTGCTCTTTCTCTCAACAGAGTAATTGTATTATAGATGGTATAATATTTGCAATGTAATTGAGGAATCTTTAAACTTTCATCGTGAAGATTGTCTGGATCAATGACTGAATCATTTTCCCACATTAATTGAATTTTATCAAGGTCCATAATAAAGAATCAAATGGTTATAAAGGTGTTCTTCCGTCTGTTCCTAGTATATCATATATTGTATACTTAAATGTGACATCTGCCGTAAAATATTGAATGTCTGCTTCTGATGAATCAAATTCTAAGGACGAAAGAGAAACTGGAAATAAATCTTTAAATCTTACAATAGCAACATCTCTATAATTACTATTCAAAATATGAAGACTTGCATCACTAAACTGTTGATCAAGTGCTCCTTCGCCTGAAATTTCATCAGTTGTTAAAGTTTTAAACTGTTGAGTAGTTTCTGGATATCCAAGTCCAGTCAACCAATTGTGCATTTTCATATAATTTTCAAGATTCTCATCAACTAAAAATCTCAAAGAAAAATCGCCATAAGTTAATTTATCTCCAGGAATATCAATGTCCTTGAGATATGTTGATTGAACAGAATTTCCTAGTGTTATTTCAGGTATTCTTGCCGAGTTGCAGAAAAAAGAAACCTTAGGTTCTTTTGCCAAAGTAAATCTAAATCCAACAGGTGCTAAAAAATTCCTGTTTTGGATTTGTTTATCAAATGCTGTGGCCATTATTATCCTCCATTACCACCGCCATTTCCACCACCGTTGCCTCCACCATTACCATTGCCGCCATTTCCATTTCCGCCATTGCCATTTTTATTACTTTCGCTATCACTACTATCATCTGCTGAATGTCCATTTTCTTTACGGAGATATCCGGCAGGACCCACCATCTTATATCCTTTGGGGATTTGCTTACATTTTTTATCTGTATAGCAATAGTATTGACCTAAGGGGCATCTCTTTGATGCTGCCTCCTCAATAAACTTATTAAAATCTTTCATTAGTCAATAATCAAAGAATACCACTGTTCACTCATACCCATGATAATATTATTTGCAGACTCTTCATCTTGAGCATAACCTTCATCAATCAAATGCTGCACAAGTGTAGCATGACGGTTTAGTGCTTCTTTATGCTCTCTTGGTGTAGATTTCATCTCAGGATTGCTTTTATCTATATTTAGACAAAAAAAGACCCCCTTGCGGAGGTCTGATGAACTTTGTGTATCCGATGGATCACATAAGGTTGAGAACCTTAACGCGACGATAGTAGCGGTTAGAGTTACGGGCGATAACACCAGGGTTATCAAGGGAAGCACCACGAGCAAAGGGATTAGCGACCATGCCGTAGCGAGTCTTGAATCCGATTTTGGGCTGGAAGGTGTTCTCTCCAACTGCACGAACCATCTGAAGAGGAACGTAAGGGCAGTAGAACAGACCTGCGTCATAAGGTGAAGAACCCTTATAACCAGAAACGTAGTACTGATCAGCAGAAACGTTTGCAGAATAAGGATCGATGTAGACCTTATACTTACCAGCAAGTACACCTGCGAAGGTGTTACCGGTGTCATCAACGTTCAGGTTTGCATTGAGTGCAGGGGTGTAATCAAGTACACCAGCCATGGTCAGTGCGG